CTTCAATTTTCATAAAACCACAATCAGAGGGTCAAAAGCCGATCATATATCGGCCAATCCAGAAAATAAACAGGAGTTTTAGCAATGAGTCAAGGCAGAAAAGCAATCAGCAAAAGCCTAAAAATTGTACAGGGAACGCACAGGCCGACGCGGGACAATAAGCAGGCCCCGACAGTGGCCTCAGAAATTCCAGAGATGCCAAAAGGCTTGAGCACTAGAGCTAAAAATTATTGGAAAGATTTAACCGAACTGTTGCATTCAATGGGTGTAATAACATTAGCAGATCAAGCCGCACTTGAAATGCTTTGTGAAACATACTCAGAATGGAAAAGTTTGTGTAGTGATATTCGAACAGTTAGAAAAGGAAAAAGTACGTACACAACAGTAACAGAAGAAGGCTCTGAAATGATTAGGCCGCTACCTGAATTTAGCCAGCGAGCAGACGCGGCTAGACGTTTTCAAAGCGTTTTGTCAGAGTTTGGTTTAACGCCAGCAGCTCGAAACAAAGTTAAAGCAATAGGCAGCAAAGACAGTGGAAGTGATCCGTGGGACGCTATCTAATTAATGCGTGATTATGTAGGCATAGCTAACCAGTACATTAGCGATGTATTAACCGGCACGGTGCTAGCCTGCAACTTTGTAAAATCCGCGTGTGAGAGACAAAGAGACGACCTAGAAAAACAGGGGTTTATTTATTCGTTTGATGTTTCGAGAGCTTCGCACGTTTGCGCGTTTATTGAATTACTGACACACATAAAAGGCGAGTGGCGAGGGCGCAGGATAACGCTAGAACCCTGGCAGATTTTCATACTAACAAGCGTGTTCGGGTGGATTGATTACGATGGCTATCGACGTTTTAAAACAGTTTATACCGAAGTGCCTAGAAAAAACGCTAAATCTACGTTATCAAGTGGAGTGGGTTTATATTGTTTGCTTGCAGATGGCGAGGGAGGGGCAGAGGTTTTCAGCGCGGCCACGACTAGAGATCAGGCGCGTTTGGTGTTCAATGATGCGGCGGCAATGGTTAACAATAACGCGGGATTACGCAAACGGTTCAACGCTCAGGTTATGGGTAAGGCGATACCGCACACGATCTTTACTCAAGAAACAGGGAGCAGCTTTAAAGCGCTTTCACGCGACCAAGGAGGAAACTTAGACGGCTTAAACGTTCATTGTGGAATAATCGACGAGCTACACGCGCATAAAACGCGGGACGTTTTCGACGTAATAGAGACAGCAACGGGCGCAAGAAGGCAGCCGCTTATCTGGTTGATAACCACGGCTGGCTTTAATCGTGCTGGGATTTGCTACGAACAACGCACCTACTCAAGAAAAATCCTTGATGGATCGCACGAGGACCAAGAATACTTTTCTATAATTTACACGACAGATGAAAGTGACGATTGGGCCGACCCGATCGCATGGGAAAAAGCCAATCCTAATTGGGGTATCTCAGTAAATCCACAAGACATAGAGCGCAAGGCGCGCAAGGCTTTAGAGCTGCCCAGTGCAACAAATAACTTCCTAACAAAGCATTTAAATATATGGGTTAACGCGGATTCGGCCTGGATGGATATGCGCAAGTGGGACGCACAAGCCGATCATTCTTTGACGCTCGAACAGTTCGAAGGTGAACCGGTTTGGTTAGGCTTAGACCTTGCCAGCAAGATAGATATTGCGGCGCTTGTGTTGTTGTTTATGCGGCGCATTGATGGAAAAACGCATTTCTATCTATTCGGTAAATACTGGCTACCAGAAGAAACAATAGAGAACAGCGACAACAGCCAGTACAGCGGGTGGGCAAGACAAGGGTTATTAAAAGAAACACCAGGCGCTATTATAGACTTAGACAGCATAGAGGAAGAAATTAAAGCCGAGTGCTCTATATATCAAGTAGAGGAATGTTGTTATGACCCCTTTCAGGCTACTCAACTAGCTACTCATTTAATGAATGACGGCCTTGAAATGGTCGAAGTAAGGGCAACAGTACAGAATTTTAGCGAGCCTATGAAAGAACTAGAGGCTTTAATACTCGACGGCAGGCTACACCACAACGGTGATCCTATCTTAACATGGATGATATCAAACGTAGTGTGTCATATCGACGCGAAAGAAAACATTTATCCACGAAAAGAGAACGAGCAAAACAAAATTGATGGCGTTGTGGCGGCAATAATGGCGCTAAATAGGGCGTTGTTTCACGAAGAATCGAGAACAGACTACAGTGAAGGGCTTTTGGTCGTATGAAGTATTTAAAAAATCTAGCTTCAAACATTGCTAACACTGTTGAGCGCCAATTCAGCGGATTGAAACACCCTGCGGGATGGCTAACAGATATATTAACCGGACCGGTTAATAACAGCGGTGTAACAGTTAACGAAAATACCGCCATGCAATTAGGCGCGGTATCCGCTGCCATTGGTGTAATATCAAACGGCGTGGCTACGCAATGCCTGAAACCGTTCAGGGTGACCGATGAGCGCACGGAGATTGCAAAAGACCACCCAACTTACAGGCTACTAACAAGACGCGCTAACAAGAACATGAGCGCGTTTATTGTTATTAAGTTAATACAATCGCAGGCGCTCAGGTGGGGAAATGGCTATGGGTGGATAGAGTTCAATAATGCCGGTTTTCCGGTTGCCATTTGGCCGTTGAACCCTGGCCTAACAACTCTATACTTGATGGAAGATAACACTGTAATCTATCAGACCACTCTACACAATCAGCAAACGGTCTACCTTGACGCTGAAGAAGTGATTCACATTAAAGCGCTTTCTAGTGATGGGTATTTAGGTATCTCACCAATACGCCAACACGCGGAAGAGCTGGGAATTCAGATAGCGGCGCAAAACTTCGGCGCTGAATTCTTCGGCAATGGCGCAACGGTTCAGGGTATATTAAAACATCCTGGCAAGCTTGACGAACCAGCACGGGCGGCCATTCGTAACAGTTGGGCCAGTGCTACCAGCGGCACCGGGAACCGGCACAAAACACCGGTATTACCCGATGGGATGGACTATACACGGGTAGGCATACCACCGGAAGAGGCGCAATTTTTACAGACACGGCAGTATGGCGATAGAAAAGTAGCGCAGATTTACGACATACCGCCACACATGATAGGCGATTTAAAAGACGCGACCTTTTCAAACATCACAGAGGAAAGCATTAACTTTGTAAGGCGCACTTTATCACCGTGGTTTATCCAGTGGGAACAAGAAATAACATATAAATTACTGAGCACAAAAGAGCAAAACACCATTCACATTAAGTTTGATCGGTCCGATTTATTGCGAGGTACGCCAAAAGATGAGGCCGAGAAAGACGTGAAACTTGTTAATGCTGGAATCATTACGCGCAACGAAAGCCGCGAGTTGAGGGGCATGAACCCAATAGACGGGCTTGATGAGGTTCTTGTGCCGCTTAACATGATCAAGCAAGACGAAGCCGAAAAACTCAAAACCGGCAGCGACTCAGAAGGCGATAGCGACGAGGAGCCAGAAGAAAAAAGTTTGATAGATGCCATGCCACTACTTACCCGATTCAGCGAGCTACTAGACAGCGCACAAAAGCGCGTAAGCCGCGACAAGTCACAAGCCACATGGTTAGGCGGTGGCGCTGAACGGTTCATACAGCGGCATTTAGGGCCGATTGCGAGCGCGTTAGGCACTGAATCATTGACGCAAACATTTACAGAACAGTTTATTGACGCACAAAATCGCGGGATATTTTGCACAGAAGACACAATTTATAACACCCTGAAGGAGTTAACCAGCTAATGAACATAGAAAGGCGCTTTTTTAATAGCGAAGTACGCGCAGGAGAGAGCAGGGTTACAGGCTACGGCTCAGTGTTTGAGAGCAAGTCTGAAGACTTAGGCGGGTTTGTCGAGATTATAGCGCGTGGCGCGTTCGATGATAGGCTTGAAGATGACGTAAGAGCGCTTTTTAATCACGATTCAAGTCTGATACTAGGGCGCACGAAATCGGGAACGCTAGACCTTAGCATTGATGATAACGGTTTACGTTATGAAATTGATTTTCCAGATACTACCTACGCCAATGATTTGCAGGTGAGTATCAAGCGTGGCGATATAGACCAAAGTAGTTTTTCTTTTTTAGTTGAAGAGGACGATTTCACAGAAGTAGACGGGACCATTGTTAGGACCATTAACAAAGTATCGAGGCTATTTGATGTTAGTCCAGTTACCTATCCCGCCTACCCAGATGCAACCGTGGGCCTTCGATCGCTAGAACAATACATTCAACGCAGAGACCAAAACCGAAACACACAAGCGAAAGCTAAAAGAATGCTAGAGGCCAATCTACGAAGCCGACAGCTAACACTTGCAGAAATAAGCCGCGTTCTATAGAACGATTATTTCAGCACAACAGCGCATTAATTGAGGCCGTATTAAGCGGCCTTTTTTTTGTGCGCAATAAATGAAGACCATTAATAGAGGTTTATATTATGAAACTACAGGATCTACTACAGGAACGCGGCCAAGTTGCTACGCAAATGCGCGCAATGCACAAGGCAGCAGAAGACGAAGAACGCGGGTTTTCTTCAGATGAGCAAAGCAAATGGGAAGAAATGACCACAACCCTAGAGGGCTTTGATAAGCGGATCGAGACCAGCAAACGCGCCAGCTCATTAGATGAGTTTACGCAAGAGCAACGCGAAGAGAAGCGGTTAGGCAAGCAGGAGCAAGGCAAGGAGCAGAGCAAAGAAGAGCGAGCGCGTGAAGCGTTTGGCGCGCTCATTCGATCCGATCAACCCGGCTCCTCTGGTCTCAGTGCTGAACATCAGGCCGCGTTAGTCCGTGCTCAGTCAGTCGGCACCAATTCAGCGGGTGGCTATCTTGTTCCTACTGACCTACAAAAAACCATTATTGAAAAAATGGTGCAATTTGGCGGCATTAGAAACCTGGCTACAGTTATTAGCACCGACACAGGCAACACGTTAGATATCCCAACCAACGACGACACAGGCAACAGTGGGGCTATTCTAGCGGAAAACGCACAAGACAGTGAACAAGATGTAGCGTTTGGTAGCGCGGCACTGGGAGCCTATAAATACACTTCTAAAATTATCCGCGTACCCATCGAGCTAATGCAAGATAGCGCGTTTAATCTAGAGGCGTTTTTAATCAAAAAATTCGGGGAGCGTTTAGGCCGAGCAACAGCGGCACACTATGCAGCGGGAACAGGTTCATCACAGCCGCAAGGCTTGAATCAATGCACAAGCGGCAAAACAGCGGCAGCAGTGGCAGCGGTAACGTATATAGAAATGCTTGATTTAAAGCACTCAGTTGATCCAGCTTATAGAATCGGGGCTAATTGGGTATTTAATGATACAACTCTATTGGCGCTTAAAAAGCTACTTGATGGAGACAGCCGTCCATTATGGCAACCGGATATTTCAGGCGTAACGCCAGCAACGATTGACGGCGACACCTACGCCATCGACCAAGGTTTGCCAAACATGGCGGCAAGCGCTAAATCAATTGTTTACGGTGATATATCCGGCCTTTGGATTCGTGACGTTATGGGAATGGCGATCACTCGCATGGTTGAGCGTTATGCTGATTATCATCAGGTTGGATTTGTTGCAATTATGCGCACCGATTCAAAGATAATTGACGGAAACGGGATGCGCGCCCTAACAATGGCAGCGTCTTAATAGTTTTTTTTAATGGTGTGTGTGAGCGTTTAGGCGCTCACTCTAAAGGGGTTGTTATGTTAATTAAAATGCTGGTAGGCATGAGTGGGCCACGAATCACGAGAAAACCGGGGGAGGTGCTAGAGGTCGGAGACAATGAGGGTAAATCGCTAATTCTTGGCGGTTCAGCGGTCCCAGTAAAGCAAGGCACAGAAAAGGCGGCATTAAATGAGAATGAAACTGATAACGCAGCCACTCAGCGAGCCGGTAAGCGTCTCGGAATTAAAAACACAGCTAAGAATAGAGCATAGTGAAGATGACGCCTATTTATTTGGTTTAATCGTAGCGGCTCGACAGTACGCAGAAAAAGCAACAGGTAACGTTTTCATTACTCAAACATGGGACATTCCTTTTACTGATTTTAGTTCGTTAGAGATCCCTATTAGGCCGATCAAATCAATTGAATCTATCACCTACGTAGACACAGACGGCAACAACCAGACACTGAGCGATTCAGTCTATTTCCTTGATGATTACGGTTTTAGAGCACACATTAATCTAGGCTATGGCGAGCAATGGCCAAGCATCAGGGACCAGAAAAACGCTGTTATTGTTCGGGTAGTGGCGGGTGCAAATCAAGCACCTCAATCTATAAAACACGCGGTTATTCTAATGGCGGCACACTGGTACGAGAACAGAGAAGAAACCAGCATGGACAAACTCAAGCCTATTCCTTTGGGCGCTGAACGGCTGCTAACACTTGACGAAAATAGGTACTTTTAATGAGAGCGGGAAAGCTTAGAAAAAGGGTACAGGTTCAAGCGCTACAAAACACAGTTGATAACTTTGGCTCACTTGTTGAAGCGTGGGCCACTGCCTTCTCACGCTGGGCAGATGTTAGACCTATCAGCGGTAAAGAGCCATACACTAACGAGCAGCATTTAGCCGAACTAAATACAGTTGTTGAGCTTCGATATGATAGCCAGTCTGCAACCATTACGCCTAAACATAGAATTAAATACGGAGAACGAATTCTAGAGATTGAAAGCGTTGTGAACATTGGGGAGCGTAACAAAGAATTAATTTTGCTTTGTTACGAATATGTTTAATGGATTTTAATATTCATGTAAAAGGCATGAAAGAGCTAGAAGACAAGCTAATTAAATTAGGCGCTGAAGTAGGGCACAAGGAGCTTAAACGCGGACTTATGGCGGCAAGCCTTCCGACAGTTCAACGAGCCAAAGCACTAACAAAGCCAAGCTTTAAAGACGCTATACAGCGAAGAAGCCATAGAACCGGCAAATTAAAAGTTAACAAGATAGGGCAGGCAGCCGGAGGAAATCAAGCGGCCGGGGTATCAATCATAGTAAACAGAAAGAGCGCACCTTACGCGCATATGTTCGAGGCCGGCACAGTTGAAAGATACACAAAAGGGAAAAACAAACACAGTACGCCAGGTGGTGCTAAATCTGGACAAGGAAAAATAAAAGGGCGCAAGGTTAAAAACCCAGGCGGCAAAGGTAAAAAAGGGTACAGAGGAGCCTATAGGGGCAAAGTTGAGAAAGAGCCGTTTTTTATGGTCGCATGGGAATCAGAAGGCGGCACTAAGGCGGTAGACGCATTTAAGAAAAAACTATCAAATCGAATTAAGAAGCTTACAAAATGACTACAAGCACAATACACCAGGCATTAATTGATCACGCTGGTTTAGGCGCGTTGGTGGGTGATCGAATATACAGAGGCCGACTACCTCAGAGCCCTACATACCCTTTAATAATGTTTGTGTGCGCTGAAGAGCCGGAGAACTTATTAATTGGTGAATCTGAATCAGAGCATCACATGATTCAATTAGAGTGCTATGCAACAAGCTACACGCTTTTAGATAGCATCAAAGAGCAGCTAAAAAGGGCGCTTTATGATTCATCTGATTTTGTCGCAATATGTACCGCAATTTCAGATGATCAATACCAAGACGAGCAAAAAAATTATTCTATTTTCTTAGACTTTTCAATCTGGTTTCAACCATAACAAAGAGGTGATTTAAATGACTGCTATTAATTCGCAAGGCGTAGTGCTGAAACGTGGCGATGGTGCTGACCCTGAAGTATTCACGGCTATCGGAGAGCTAACAGGGATTGATGGTGTTGGTAGTGGTACATCGGCAGAGATTGACGTTACTACACTTTCATCTACCGCCAAAGAATTCATTCTAGGCTTGAAAGATGAGGGTGAGGTGACTTTAACCATGAACCTAGACACAGCCAACGCACCACAAACAGGGCTACGCACGGACAGAGATAACAAGACCCTTAGAAACTTTGAACTAACATTAACAGACAGCGGACCCACTGTTATAACGTTCAGCGCTTATGTTAAAAACTTTCCACTGGGAATATCAGTAGACTCACAGATAACCCTATCACTAGCGTTACGAATTAGCGGACCGGTTACGTGGGCATAGGTAAAGCATGAAACAATTAACACTTAAAGACATTCTAAACGTAGAAGACGTAAAAACGAAGCGCGTAGAGCTGCCTAAATGGGGCGGCTTTGTAATTATTCAGCAGATGACCGCCAAGGCGCGAGACGCTTACGAGTTAAGCCTATTAAAGACAGATGAAAGCGGAAAGTCACAACGAGACTTAGAAAATATTCGAGCAAAAATTGTGGCTGCTTGTGTTCTTGATCCAGGCGGAGAACTGATGTTCAAAACACCAGATCACGTTAAAGCGTTAGGTAACAAGAACTCTGAAGTTGTTGATTTTCTATATTCGCAGTGCCAAGAGTTTAACGCTATAAGTAACGAAGATATCGAGGAACTAGCGGGAAACTAAAACACCGACCAACTAGGCTATTCTTGCATAGATACGCGTGCAAGATTGGTTGGCCGGTCCCTTTGTTAGAGCAAATAATGACAATGGATGACATACGCGAAGCGATGGCTTACGCGAAGCTTGAACCCTGGCACGAAGAGCGCGCAGATTTGAGGGCGGGAATAATTGCCAGCGTAATAGCTAACGCGAACCGTTCAAGCGGTTCAAAAGCCTTTAAGGCGTCCGATTTTATGCCTAAATATTCACAGGATGAACCGGACAATAAACCCTTAGTTGATAAAATTAAAAAGGTGTTAATCAGTGGCAACTCTGGCTAGTCTCGCAATAGATTTGACAGCAAATAGCGCTAAGATGTTAACGGAGCTTAGAAAGGTCAATAAGCACCTTGATACCTTTGAAAAAAAAGCAAAAGCCGTTTCTAAAAATGCTAAAATTGCCCTTTCTGGAATAATTACAGCTGGGACCACTACCCTATTAGTGGATAGTGTATTACAGGTATCGGGAAGCTTTGAGACATTGCAGGCTTCACTAGAAACTACGTTTGGTAGCCAGAAAAAAGCGGAGCTACAATTCAAAAAACTAACAGAGTTTGCGTCAAAAACGCCACTAACAATACAGGAGGTAACAGACGCAAGTATAAAAATGAAAGCCTTTGGGCTTGACCCTTCTATTGATTCAATGGAAAGCATGATAAACACCTCCGTTACACTAGGAAAATCTCTTGATCAATTTGTAGAGGCTATAGCGGATGCTGGGAGAGGACAGTTTGAGCGGTTAAACGAGTTCGGTATAGCAGCCAGAAAAAACGGTGAATCTGTTTCTTTTACTTTTCAGGGTGTAACTAAAAGTGTATCTAATAGCTCAGTTGATATTATTCAATATTTAAACGACATTGGAAATAACCAGTTTGCAGGAGCACTAAAAAAGCAAGCCGAAACCTTGCCGGGTATTCTTTCAACGTTAGGCGGTGCGGTTGACTTGTTAGCCGTTAAGTTTTCAGAAAAAAGCGGTTTGGCTAAATTTGTAAAAGAGTCATCGCAAGCTATAACCAGTTTAATAAATAGAATATCAACCGGTAGACCGGCAATAGCAGAACTAAAAGCAGAGCTAGACAGGTTTCAAGAAGGCGGCACAGGTAGCGGAAGGAACAAGGGTGAAGCGCTCGAAAATAATAGGCTGGAACGAATAAAAGAAATTAATAAGCAGATTCTAGAAATACAAGCAGAGTCTGGGAATATAGAAAGCGCACAAAAACTATTAGATATGATTGATTCCAGCATATCTTCAGTTGAAGAAAAAACCAGTGGAGCAGACCGATTCTCAGGAAGAGGAAGGAACAAGAGTGAAAACCCAGACTTTACGCAGCTAGACAAACTTAACGAAGAAAGAGACGCCTATATTGAGCTTATAGAAACTATAGAGGGTGAGAAAGCGGACGCGACAATAGCCGCTCAAGCGGCCAATGATGCGAGAATAGCGCAAGCAAAAGCAGAGCGGCAGGAGGAGCTAGGAAATTCTGTTGAGAAGTTAACAGAAAAATACGCCACAGAACAAGAATTGTTAGTATCAAAATTCGAGGAAGAGACAAAACTTTTAGAGCAGTATTATTCAGGCAAGGAAGGCATGGAGCAAAAGCACGCTGACACACTAAGAAGAATAAAAGATAAGTACTTTTTAGATGTCAATAAACTATACGCGAAAGGCGGGAAGGATGAGGTTAAAACAGAGAAAAAAACATTCGGCGAATTAATCGCGGCCTCAGCTGCTGGAAGTAGTAACCTATTTGACATAACAAAGAACCTGATTCTTGACAAGGCCAAGGTTCTACAGCAACAGGCCATATTAGGGGCCTATACGGCTGGTAATGAACAGGGTGGGCCTTACGTGGGCGCGGCTTATGCTTTGATAGCAGCGGCGGCTAGTACCGCGATAATATCGAAGATATCGGGCGCGGGTGGTGGCGGTGGTGGTGGTGGCTTGCCTTCAGTGCCTGAACCAGGCGACGACGATCCACCGATTCCAGGGCTAGACGATGCAGCAAACGATGAACCCAGAAACAAAACCGTTATATTAGACATAACAGGCATAGACGATGAGGCGCTATTAACAAAAGGGCAAGTAAGAAAAATAGTAGATCAAATAAACGACGAACGTGAAGCCAATGTGAGGATAGTAATATAAAATGGGTTACATACTCTATGATAACGTTCTGCGAGGCTCCACGGTCACCTCTGACGACTCTACCGGCATAGCGAGCGCGTTAGATGGCCGTACTAGCTCAAGCGCTTTGTGGACCGATACAGGCGCAACTAGGACCACTGTTATTGATTGCGCGACAGCTCAGAGTGTGGACGCGCTAGGGATTGGCCGCAACAATCTAGGCACTCAAAACGCAACAGTTGTTATAGCTGGATCATCTAACAACTCAAGTTATACAACGCTTTTTACGATAACGCCAGCTGATGACAGCGTGGTGATGGAATCAATCAGCTCAGTTAGCTATCGTTATTACAGGATACAGATAACAGCACAAGATGCAGACGTATATATAACAGACATAGCGTTAGGCGTCAGGCTTGACCTAGAGCGAGACCAGAAAGGCGGGTACATATCGCCTGAATTCGCAGACGGTGACCAGATCACACCCAACACAACACGCGGCCAAAACTTGGCAGGCTTGACGCTTAAAACCGGATTTAAAAGCGTCACTATTAACCTACCCTATTATACACGTAGCGGATTCTTTTCTTATTGGGCGGACTTTATAGCGAGCGCTAAACAATACCCGTTTTATATTGTTTGGGATTTGGCAGGCAATGAACAGCCTTTTTATTGTTGGTTTAAAAAGAAAATTCCACAGCC